TAAGCGTGCATCGGGCTGGCCGTCCGTCCCGAACCTTGCCAAAATTTGGGACAAGGTGTTGTTTGAAATTATGCCTGTCAGGTGGTTGCCCTCCATTCGGCTTTCGATAATATCGTACAGAATGGTATTCGCCCTGCCGTATGCACCAACCGCTTCATCGCTGCCCACGTCATCAAGAATTAAAGCCGTGTACCGGGTCTTTTGAATAAACGCCAAGATGAATTCATCGGGGTTTTTCATTGCCGCATACTCCCGAAACAAGTGCCGCATATTGTAGTAAACGAATTTCTTGTCGGGCTGGGCGGCCAAAAACAATTTGGTGTATATGGTTTTGCCTGTCCCGGTATCGCCCGTTAAAAAGAACGGTGTGCCATTTTGAAAGGCGGTGCAAAGCTGCCGAACTGCGGCGGCACGTTCTTTCGTTAGCCGCATTTTATCAGGGCTGAATACCACGTTTGCAAGTTCAATTGCACGGCGGTCAAGTGTTGTTTCGTGTAATGTTAGTTTCATAGCGGTAAAGTAAAATTAAGGTTTTTGTGTGTTAGGTTGCTGCTTAAAATTGTGTTACGCCCTCGCTTCGGTTTTCAAGTTTCTTCAACCGCTCGGCACTCGCCTTGGCTGCGGCTATCGTTGCTGGGTCTAACCAAGGCTTACCCGCTGGCAAACTTGTTGATGTGCCTTTGCCTTGCTTATCTTTTCGGCTGTATAGCTGTGCCCAACCTTTGTCGGCTGCGGCCATTATTGCTGCATACATTTCGCTTTTGTTATGCCCTTGAATTTCGGCCTTTGAAATTTGCATGGACTTTTCGGTAATTACCTTTTTCTTTTGAAGCCATGTTTTCGTTACGCTTCGCAAATCGGCATCGGTTTTGAATTCGCCCAGTAAGTCATCAATAAAGTTTTCACGGGTGTATGTGCCCTTACACTCTTTATCTACTCTTATATCTTCTCTTATTCTACTCTTCTCTTCTCTTCTCTTCTCTATTGAACATTCGTTTAACGTTTGTTCAACATTTGGTGAAACCTTGTTAAACCTACGTTCAGCAGATGCCTTACCAGCGTTCGACATTTTTTCACGCTTTTCGCTACCTTCAATGTACTGAATGGTAAGAAATTTTATGCCAATTTTATCGCCAATAACCTCAACCATTTTCAGGGCCACAAGGCGGTCGAAATAGCCATCGCATTCCAGCTCTGCGTGTTCAACTGTCATCTCGCATTCGGCATTCCAATAGATGCAGCATAGCCGCAAAAATGCCACCTGAACCTCGCAAGATTGGCGGGATATTCTGCCCATCATCCAGTCGGCTGGGCTAAATTTGAACCAAGGTAGTTGTTTCATAATTTTTTAGATATTATACATTCATTAGGTACATCAACAAACTTCATAAACATAAATCCTTCCCCGCTTCTAATTTTCCCAACTTGATGCCGCCAAGGCAGTTCATTAAGGTTTGAAAGTATTTTAAGTTTTACCAAGTCAATTAAAACGTAGCTTAAAATTTTACCTTCGCTGGCTTCGGCACAAAAATAAAGCTGAGCCGTACAATAAAACCAAGCCCCTTTTTTCCCTGAATTTTTAGTAGTTTCAAATGTTACGGTATTAAAGCCTTTAAAAAGACACTTTTCCTGAAGGGTAATTCTGCTACCGTCAAGCAAGGTAAGAATTATATCAATGCCCTCATTCGCATCATACCTCCCCTTTAGTTCTTCTACTTTGGTTTCAGTTTCAACTTCTCCATTAGCAAGGGGCAGTACTGCCCTATAAATATCGTTTATAGGGCCAATGTACTCGTTCGCTTTATTGCTTCTTTCTCGCAAAAAATTGCTATCTGAAATTATTTTTATTCTTTCGATTCCAAACATGGCTTTTGATTTGTAAGTTGTTCATACCTTGATAAAATAACATTGCAATACAATGGTTCTATTTCGTATGCGATGCAAGTTCTTCCTGTATTTTCAGCGGCAATAAGCGTTGTTCCTGAGCCGCAAAATGGGTCGCAAATAACCTCTTTTTCCTTAGTTACTTTTTTAATAATTTCCTCCATCAATACAACTGGCTTTTGTGTTGGATGAAACCTCTTTTGGTTGTTACCTTGTACACTATCTGCATTGACAACCCCTCCATGAAGAACCCTTATCATTATAGCAGAACGCTTAGTTAAACTGCTTTTAAACCAAGCCAACTCAAATGGGCTTCCTACCATTTCGTCAAGTTCATCTCTTAGCCTTTTATCCCAGCAAAGCCAGCCGCCTTGTGGTAAATGTTGCGTGAAATAATTAGCCCCAAACATTAACACAGTTGGGTAGTTTAAAAATGGCCTTGGGTCAAATTCTTTTGCATCTCCTTCAATTTTCTTGTAATCGCTTTCGCTACCATTCCATTTTTTCCATTCTGGGCTGTAATCTATTCCATAAGGCGGGTCTGTTATTATTGCTGTGGCATCAATTTTTGCACAATCGTAAGCACTTCCGCAAATCAATGTGTGCCTGCCAAGCCGCCATACTTGCCCAAATTGAACATTGAAATCAGCAACTTGCTTTTTTTCCTCAGAAGCCTCAGCAATTTCCCTTTGTTTTCTTTCAGATAATACTTTAGCTTTTTCTTCTTTTTTAAACCTTTTTTCCTCTTCCATTTCGGCCAATTTAACCTTGGCCATTTCGGATGCACGTTCGTTAATCTGCCTTTTAAGTTCTTCATCACTAACAAAAATTGCCGATTGCTTAACCTCTTTCTGGGCCTGTTTTGATATTTTGCCGAACTCCTGAACATCTTGCTTGTTTAGGTCAGATTTGCCTTGCAAAATTTGGCCTTTCAATTCTGGCTCTACGTTGGCAAGAAGGTCAACCCCCTTGGCAAAATCTTCATTTCGCTTTACCTGTGTAGAACCAATTCCAAACTCCTCACCAAGCATTTCGGCTGTTTTTTTCAAGGGGCCATTTTGGTCCCTTGCCCCTCCGTGCCTTTTCTTTTCATTCTCATACTTTTTGCCAATCAAATAATCTTTTTGGGTTTCGGTTACGTTCCTTCTGCCAAGCTGGTTGTTTATCATCCAGTCCATGCAATCCTCCATCGAAGTAAAGGCCATTTCCTTCACCTTAAACGGCAGGTCATACATTTGTGCCAGTTCGTATCGGTTGTGGCCATCTACGATTGTGCCTTGCCATGTAATAATGGGCTCCCGAATGCCCTCGGCACGCACGTTGGTTTCAAGTTGCTTAAACTCTTCTGCCGTTAAAGGCGGTATAAGCGATTTCAGTTCAGGGTTAATGCTTAAATTTTGCATAGGGTTTTAATAAAAAAGCCATTTGGGCGGGGGCGGTAAAAGAAGTTAGAACTTGGCTAAGGTGGGCCTCATCTTCTACGCTACCCCCGAACAAACGGCTCGGTTAAATTTGGTTTTTACCTTTCATTGGCGTTCTAATGCCGTTCACAAATATACAAAGAATTGCCAACATTACATCAATGGTGCCAAAAATTGGGCCATTACATGAATGCCGCTGCGTGAAGTTTTAATGTACTCGTAGCCCTCTTTGAACGAAAGCGTATTGGCGATGTTCACGATTTCGTGCAAGAACCCGTCCATTGCAAATAGCGGTTCATCGTGTTGGTATTCTACACTCCAGCCCGATTCATCGTTGTAAATGAAAAGCAACGTGCTGGGGCTTTCGAATTCCCAGCTTATAACAAAGTCATTGTCATCGTTCAGGTATCGGTTCAGGTAGTAGAAATACGTATTGCCACCTTCAATGCTATCAAGGTACGGTTGGTTTGATATGCTTGCCTTAGTTGGCCGAACATTGTCCTTGTCAGGGTTCGTTAAATGCAGCATAAGGTCAAAGTCAATGCCAACCACAGCGATGTTTGCTCTGCGGCGTAGGTCGGTTTCTTCAACGGTCATTTCGTTCGTGCATTCGCCGTAAAAAGCAAAGCATTCATCTTGAAAGCGGTAGCCTAATGTGAAGTAATGTTTCATGGTTTTGTGTATTAAGGGTTAAAGGTTAGAAGGCATTTCCCAGTCAATGCGGTAGCTTGCGTTTTTGTGCTTATAAACCCTAAAGCCATTCATTCTAAGCCTTTCAATGTCTTTTTCAGCAATTGGGTTAAATACCCAGCAGTACATTTCGCCTTGCTTGGCTTTGTCAATGCACATGGCTTCAATTTCGGCCATTGAAATTCTTGGCTTGCTGGTTGCCAAGTTGTGAAGGTGGTTTGCGTAAATCATGGTGTTTGAATTAGTGTACTGCAATAGTAAAAAGAATATCAATACCAAAATTCGCTTTAACACTTTTTAACACTTGGCGGCATTCGGCGGCATAAAAAAAGCCCAACATCGCTGCTGGGCCTCCCTTAACACTAACACACTATCTTAGAATGGCAAAGCATCGCCATCGATTTCTGCGACCTGTGGCAAATGGTTGCCGCCTGATTCGGTACGTGTGCCGCCAAGCAATTCAACTTGGTTAACCAGCACCTTGATGTCTGTGCCAATTTTATCGTTGCCCTCTTTGTCTTTGTAAACGTCAAGAACCGGGCGGCCGCTAATGTACACCTGAGTGCCTTTGCTCAAGAACTTGGCAACCCCAGCGGGCTGGTTGTTCTTGCCGAACAGGGCACAGCGAAACCATTGGGTTTCTTCGCCTTTGCCGACCGCTACCGAAAAGGTTGCAATGTCTTTGTTCTTGCCGACTAACTCGGCATCTTTGCCAATACGGCCAATCAATTGAATTTGTAACATGGTTAAATGGTTAAATGGTTATGGGTTAAAGGTACTTATTTTTTCTTTTGCTTGCGTTCGGTAATCAACTTTTCCACGATATACGTGCTGATGTCGGCCCCCGTCATGCCGCACCAAGATATCAGGTGTTTCAAGTCGGCGTACCGGTTCGCACAATTGCCGATGGGCAGTTCTTTGGGTTCGTCCCCTTCCTTGATGGCAAGGCTAATGGTGGCGACAACCCCCGTAGTTGATGCACGAATAATAAGCGGTGTCCCAAGGTAAATTGGTTTGATCAGCAAGCCCCAGTTTACGCCGTTTAGGTGCTGAAAGCCAAGTTTTTCTAATTCTGTTTTTGTCATGGTGTTTGTTGTTAATTGTGAAAGAAAATGTCGCAAGGTATTTCGTACAAGGTAGGCTGATTTTTGTTCAAATCCAACTCAATCGATTCCAACTCAATCAATACCATACGCAGATGCTCCGCCAGTTGAAGGCATTTGCTATAATACTCTTTGTCCCCAATTTTTGTATCGTTTACAACTTTTATGCTGTGGCTAACGCTGGCATGGTCGCAGTTAAGCAAAGCCCCGATTTTTTCCATCTTCATTCCAGTAACAACCCTGAGGGCAAACCGAAAAGCGTGTTTACAATTTATTTGTTCCGTGAATCTTCGCTTTGTAAGTGCGGTTTCAATCGGTACTCCCCAGTATGCGGCCATTTCCCTTAGTACGGTTTCTTCGTATTCAGGCTTAACGGGATATTTGACATTGGCCACAATTCTTTTAGATAAAATTCGGTCAATGTATGCCTTGACTTCTAATAAATTAACGTCCTTGCGGTTTAAATAGCGTTTAAAATGTCGTGTCATTTCAGTTTGGTTAATAGTTCAACTTCAATAATATTGCGGCACATTTGTACCCTGTCGTAAATGGCCTCGATTAGCACATCGTCCCGCTTTATTTCGTAGGCCTTGATGCGGTATTTTGCTGGCACATGGTCATAGCTTTGCACCTCGCCGCATATTTCTTCAGGGGTTGGCATAAGCACGTAAACCAATTGGGCCGTTTTAAGGCCCGTTAAGGCCATATAACCTTGCAACTGGTACACATACCCCAGCGGGGGTTTAGAATCCCACAAAGGGAAGGTAAAAGCGTCCCAGCTACTCTTAATGTCAACTATACTTGTGCCCTCCACGATGTCGGGCGTGCCAGTTAGCCAATCATTTTCAAAGAACCTCTCGTTTTTTTCGGGCATGAACCAGCCAAGGTGGGCCCCAGCGAATTCGATGGCGGCATCTTCAACCGCTCGGCCCTTCGCCATCGGCTTTGTGTCCAGTTGGCGGCGTACTCCGAAAAGTTGCTCAACAACCCAATCCTGAAGGTAGCCATAGCAGGTTGCCCCAGCCGTATCCTTCCCCCTGCCATTGGCCATAATTTGACCAATGGCAGAACAGCGTGCTTTAAACTCCTTCATTGCCGATTTGTTTTGAATAGATTGCAATTGCCTTTTCAACTGTTGCTTGGCTGTTTGCCCATGCCTTTACGTTGATGCACTCGCCATCGTTGAAAGGGTTTGCCTTGGCTCGGCTAACCTCGGGCAGTTGTTCGGAAATGTCGAATAACTGATTGCAAAGGTCTTGCATCTTGGTAGGTAGGCTCAAAAATGCAACAGGCTGCTGCACCTTGGCGGCAACCGAATACGTGTCCTTGTCCGCATCTTTAAGTTCCTCGGTAGGTATAAGTAGCATTTGCATAAGGGCGTACTTTAAAGCTGCCGACATGGCCTTGTTGGTTGACTTATCGCCGCTGTCCATTGCCTCGCCCTCAACGATTGAAAACACGCTGCTGCCGTCTATTGCGTAGAACGTGAACTTTACCCGAAGAATGGTGTAAAGTAGCAAGCCGCCTTTGGCCGTTGTGCGTTCTTCCCGGTTGTTGCTGACCACATCGCTTGTAATGAATACGCCGTTGCGTGCGAATAGCGGGTGGATTGCGTTATAAAGGTCATCAATGCCTCTAAAGTTGTACCCCTGCTGGGCGTTTTTGTTGTTCTTGCCAATGGCCGAAACCTCGGTCATGATGTTGGCGATGCTTTGATAGATTTGCATGGTTGTTTGGTTTTATTGGTTATTAAAGTTTACAAGGTTTTCAACGATTTTGACTGCTTGCCGCATTATCATTTCTTGGGGCAATATGCCACCAACCCAGCGAAGCGATGCGGCGATGAATGGTTTGCCTTTTTCGGGCTTTGCAATTACTTGAATTTTGCCGCCGCCTGTTGATGGGGTTTCTCGGATTTCGTACTTCATCTTGGTTTGTTTAAAAGTTCAATAGCAATTTCAACTTGGGCCTCCCATGCCGATGCATCTGCCGCTGCCTCTGCCGCTCCCCATGCCGCTCCCCATGCCGCTGCCCGTGCCGCAGCCCGTGCCGCTTTCCCTGCCGGAGCCCATGCCACTTTCCGTGCCGCAGCCAGTTCATCTTCTGTTGCGTTGCCATTTGCGTACCTTTCGGCAACGTTAATGGCATCGATACTTCGTTGGTCTTTCATAAGGTGTTGCACCTTTCTTGCACAGCCAACAGCAAATAAACGAAGGATTTTATCGTTCACAATGCCTTCCCTTGTAAATGCCCAAACTTTGTCTTTAGCTGGAATCTCAGGGTGTTGCATAAGGTCTAAAATAGTGCCCTCCCAATCGCCGTACTTTTCGGCGGGGTTGTCGCATGGTTCGTGTTTGGCGAAGTCCGCCCATGTAAGTGTTTTCATCTTGGTTTGTTTGTTTGTAGTTGTTGTTTTACTTTTTTCCAGTATTTAAGGGTAGATGCCTTTTTGTGTCCGTTCGGCCCGCCGTTCCATTTTCGTGCGATAACCTCGGCGTTTGCGTAGCGGTTGGTAAGTACCCACATATCAAATGCTTTCATTGATTTGCCGCAATTCCACCTATCATCTAAAGTAAACGGTATGCCGATGCGGTTAAACTCGGCAACCATTATCGGGCGAATTTGCAGGCAGCCGCAAGCGTCTTCGCGTTTGTTGTATGCAAGGTCATTGCCGCCGCTTTCAATCATAATAATGGCGGCTAAAAGTTTGATTAGAATCATTGGTTTAGTATTTGGCAGTTTAGTAAAATCGGGTCGGCATTGCCTGTGTTGTATTTAGCCCTGATGTGGTTTTTGGCCCATATCATTAAAAGCCAGTCGGTCATTTCGGCATCGGCTTCGTAATGTTTCAGGCGGTTGATTTTTTGTTCATCAAGCCAAATGTTTAGCTTGCGAACGTGGGAGGAGCGGTCGGGCAAGGCCCATTGAATTGCAATTTGCATAGCGTTTAAATTTGTACTGCAATAGTAAACTTTTAAACAATACGAAACCCCAGCGTTAACACTTTTTAACACTTGGCAGAAAAAGAAAAGCCCCAACTTTCGTCAGGGCAATTCAGCAAACAACGGGTTAATTACTTGATTTTGCTTGCAATATCTTTGCCCTTGGCGATTAAATCGTACAGGCGTTTGAGTAGCGTTGTGCCTGTCATTTTCTCGATGTTCTCATCTATGCTTTTAAACTCGATGGCAATCAACGCAACCCCTACCGTCTTTGTTAATACGTATGGGGTATTGATTAACGTGCCAAGAAGGTCGCCAACGATGAAAACGTCCATAATAAAAAACGAAATGGTTACGGCTTGGTACATTAGCATCTTCCAAACAACCTTGCTTAGCTTTTTACTTTCGATTTTCTCGCCCGATTTCTGGGCGGCCATAACGCCAAGCAAGGTATCGAGGGCAATGAACGCCCCGATTGCAATCATTATGCCAGCCACGGGGGCGAAAAAGGCAAGTATTGAAGCCGACATGTAGGCAAAAGTAGATTTCATTACGGGATATTTACACGGTTAACAACGATTGGGGTGCAAGAATAGCATCGGTCATTTGGTAGGCGAAGGTTGACCAACAATTGTTGCAGTTCGATGTTGTAGTACTGCACATAAAGGCTTCGCTTTTCGTTGGCGTCCTCTTTGTTTATCGTGGTAACATTGTTCAGCCTGTCGCTAAAAAGCACCTCATCCATCAATTCAACGCCGCTGGCATATAGCATGGCCCTTCGTAGTCGGTTACTGAACTGGCACAGCCACGTGTTGTCATCGCATTCAATTGAATAGTTTAACGATACGCCGTGGGTGTAACCAATGCCAACAAGTGCGGTATCGGTTAGGCTTCCCGTTTTGCTTGTCTTCACGGCCCTTGTAAACAGCAAGTCGCTGAAGCGTGAACGGCGACCTTTGGAACAGCTTGCACAGTTGGTTGGGTTGATCCACGTATCGAACGCAACCGAAAGCCCAGCGTCAACGGCAACCATCAAATGAAGGTCTTGGCCGTTTGTCGGGTAGGTCTTGTTGATCAGCACGTTTGTTATTTGCCCAGCCACCGAAGTGAAAGGTATCGTGTCAATAATTCTGCCCTGAATAACGTCAATGATGTAAAGGTTGTCGGTAATGCCTGAAGCAAAGAACACCGAAACGCTGTTTAGGTTGAATTTCAAATATGGATAGTCGCTTACCAGTATTTCAAGGCCAGCATATTGCCCAGCTTTTACTGCATCGGTAACTTTGTTTTCATCGTAGAAGCCAATTGTACCTTTGTCAACTACCGAAGCGAAACGACCTTTGATGTCCATGTGCGAACGAAAGTCGCTCACAATTTTATCGCTTGCCCTGTTAACTGCATCTTGCATGACCTCGTAGCCGCTTAATTGCTGGCTGTCGTTTAGGTAGTCGGCATGGTTAATGTCGAAGCCCGGCAATTGTGAAAGCGAAGTTTTGCCGCTTGGTAAGGCGGTGCAGCCATCGGGCACAAATATCAGGTCGGTAAGGCAAGTTGTCGGCATAGCAAAAGTTTATCGGCCACCACAATTGCACCCTCCGGGCCGTGATGTCGGTTTTGGTTTTGGTTTGTATTTCATGGGGTTAAAATAAGGGGGGCATTTCGCCCCCCTGTATGTGTGAATCCGCTATGGCTTAGTTTGAGCGGAAGGTCAGGATTCCGTTAACACCTTCCAATCTGTCGCCAGCCTGATACATATCGGCAGGCAAGAAGATGAAATCGTGGTTCAGCGAAATCTCAAAGTTCCAAACCTTTTGGTCAGCACCGTTACAAGTGTACTCGGCACGGTAGTCAAAGGTCAATGGCAACGCTGGGTCGGGGTGCTGTAAAGTACCTTGTACCAAAGTGCTGTCGTTCATTTCCAAGATGCCTTTGAATTCGTTAAACGAAATCATTTGAATTGCACCGGGAATAACGGCCAATGCGTTCAGGGCATTTCCGCTGTTCAATTGGATGCGGCGGTCGTAACCAAAAGTTACACCAGCTTGTGAAGCATACAATGAAGCAGATACACCGCCGTCGTTAAACGCACCGGGGGCAATTGCATTCAATGCCTTGATGTACTTCCACCATTTTTCGCCACCAAATACGAAAGGCATTTGGGTAAAGTCGTTGCTCATGTTTTGGAAAGCAATATCCTCAACGGCGGTGGTTTGTGGAACGCCACTTGTGAAGGTGGTAGTCGATTTGAAGGTTGAAGTACCAGCGGGGCTACCAGCATCGACATCGGAAGCGAAGTTGCCGCTGTTTGCTACAAGCTGAATGGCAGCGTTTGTCGCAACTTTGCGGGTTAACACGTCCATCATTTTGAAGATTTCACGTGCGATGTAGGCAGAATCCTGCTCGCAACGCTCTTCCAATTCGGAAGCGGTCAATTTGAAACCAACGTGGTAACCATCGGAAGGGGTTAGCGAATACAAAACAGAAGTTTCGCCATCGTTGGCAAAAGTTCCGCAAGTAACACGACCACCGTCTTGAACCATTGACTCAAGGAAACGCTGTCCGTAAACAACCTCAACTGTTTTGCGGCCGTGGTCCCGGAAGTTGATTTGGTTTTGAATAACCTCGCTGCGGTTTTGGGCAGAAAGAATGAAAGAAAGCAAAGGCAAAGGCTCGGCTTTCAAATTGTCGTACCCGAAGGAATCGAACAAGGATAGCTGCACGTTAGGGCAAGCAATAAAAGATGATAAAGCTGACATAGTTTTTAAGTTTAGTTTGTCATTTGTTTGTTTTCGCCGTGTTTCGGGGGCGAAATTACCCGACTATGCCCGATTTAGGTTCGGCTGGGCTGCCGACTATTACAAAATTAAGTAGTGTTTGACGAAGTGAATGGTATTTTTCCGCATATTTGCCCAAAAAAACACTATGAGCGAAGAAAATTACCAAAGTAGCCCCATTGTTTTGCGGGATATTGAATACAAAAGACGCACGGTTGCGATTTCCGAACCCATTACAAACTACCAATGTGCCCCACGTGCCCATCATAATTCTATAAAGGCTCAATACAGCAACCGAATGTACTTTGCTGTCCTGATGTACCGTGAACTGCTTAAAGGTTCAGTTAATCGCTTTGAAGCGGCAACCGAAGCGGCCACGGTGCATGATGTGAATTACGATAAAATTATGCGGATTGCAAGAAAAGACATTTAGAAACAAATTAGCCCTGTTTTTGTTACAAAAAAAAGCCCCCGATTTCTCAGGGGCTGTATTTTTCTCGCCATTTACTCGCCAAGTTGGCGAAGGTTAGATTTTAATGCCTTGCGACCTTGCCTTTGCAAGCCACGCCTCTTTCGCTGCGGCAACTGCTGGGTTCATTTCTTTGCCAGCGGGTGCGTTGCTTTGACGCTGCGGTGTACCTTGCCCTCCGTTGTTTACCTTGAACCGCTTGACCTCTTTTAAGGTGCTTTCAAACAATTGCTCAGCGGTAAGCTGCGAAGTTGTGCCGCCTGTTACGATGTTGTTGTCTTTATCGTAAACAAGCAACTTGCCGTTTTCCTTTTTGAAGATGTATTTATTCTCCAGTTTGGTAAGCCATACGCCCTCTTTCACAATTTCATCAGCATCATCAATCCAGTTAGCGGCATCGAATGCACGCTTAACCTCGGCGTCGGTTTGCATTTTGTTCAGGCGTTCCTCAGCATCGGTTTGGGCGTTCTTGATTGCCTCCTGATATTCAAGTTCCTTTGCCTTGGATTGCTCGGTCATTTCCCTTAACTGGTCGCGTTCTTTTTTGATTTGCTCAATATCGGGGTTTGACTTGCCCGCTTCGATTGCCTTTTGAAGTTCATCGTTTAGGGCTGCGATTTTGCTGGGAACCAGTTCAACCAATTCATCAAAAGTTTTGCCTTTTCCGTCCTCGCCAACAATTGCCTTTAGCTTGTTTTCGGCTGTGCCTCTTGCTTTGCCAAAGGTGGCGTTGATTTCCTTTAGGTGGGTTTCTCGGTCAATGAAACGCTCGCCCAAGGCGGTGCGAATCGTGTCCTCGTTTGCACCATCGGCAACCTGTATGCCAGTCAGCTTTTCAAAGATTTCTTTATTGATTTCCATTTGTTTGTTGTTTGCGTGATTGTTTGCTTGAATTTAATTGTGCCTCCAGTTCGGCGATTTTCGCCTGAAGTTCGGCCTCTTTTTGCTCTGCATCGGTCAACCTGTTTTCAAGGTTAGCAAGCATAGCATTTTGATGGGCTCCTTGGTCGATAAACTTTTGGTCGATGCCGTAGCCGCTGAAGTTTTTGGCCTCCCAATCTTCTTCCAGCATGTAGCCTAATGCCCCGAATTTGGCTTTCATTTCGGCTGGCTTCGGCCATGCTCGCCTTGGGATTTCAAGTTTACGCCCGAAGTTGGCGGGTTTGCCGGGATTGTGAGTCCGCTCGGCTTGATGTTTTGCTACACGAATAAACGTGTAGTTGTCATTGGTTGTTGTTTGCATATTGCAAGGGTTTGGTTTAAATTAAAGTTAATTCATCGGGTGTGCCCGGTGGCTGTGGTGTGCCAAGTTCTCTGCGGGCTTGTTCTTCGCTGATGCCGTACATACGTGTAACGAATGCAATTGCAGCGTCAAGGTCATAAACACCTGATGCAACAGCCTTGGCAATTTCGATAAACCCAGTCAGGCCACCAACCGTTTTGCTCAGTTCTGTACCCGCCAAAATTGACTGGCCATCGACTTGCTTCGGCATAAATGGTTCGGCAATAGTCAAGGCAATGCCAAGTAGAATCGCCCGCTGTTCTGCGGTTGAAAGGTTGTCAAAGTTTTCGTTTTCTTCGTAGGCTTGGTTCAGTATTGTTACAAAAGAATTGTGCAAAATGACCTCGGCCTCGGTTGCGGTGCTGCCAAGCATGCCCCTTACTGTGATGTCATCTTTTGACCAAAGGCGGTCAAGTTTAATTTGCAGCTTTATCATTTGCTCAACCTTCGGCGATGCGTTGAAGCGTGTGCCTACATATTGGTAAAGCAGCGAAGCCAATGCCGAATCTGGCATAGATTGTTCTTTGGCCGTTCCGATTTCGCTTGTGATGTCCTCGTAGGTTCTAAAGTTGAACGAAGTCGGTACTTGAATGCTGGGCTTTTCAAATGCGTTGCCGTACCTCATGTGGCCAATTGCCTCAATGCTCATGTCCATAAGGGCAAAAAGTTCCCGGGCAAACTGCACCATGAATGTTTGCCACTCTTCTTTTTCAATTTGCTTGCCCGTGGCGGTTGCTGAATTTGCTTGCTCAGGCTCAAAGAACATACCAAAGGCCGAACGTCTGCGGCTTTCGATTTGCTCGCTTGTGTACTTTAGAATCTCGCTTGGCGGTGCTGCGAACTGAACAGGCGGGGACATAGCCAAGGTGTTTGCTTCGCCCATTCGGGTTGTGGCAGCTACCTCATAAATGCCCGTTGGGGAATGGTTCAGGTTCTTGCCGGACCCGTTACATTTGCCGCACGTGGTGTACTTGCCTTGGTCGGCAGTCCATACTTGGCCACCTTCGCAGCCAGCGGCATCGCATCTATCAACAACGGCAATAATGATTGGGAACGCCAAACGGTAGGTCGACATCATTAGGTTGCTTTCCAACCGTACAACGGTGTTCAAATGCGGTATTGCATCGCAAAACGATGAACGATAGAACACCTCATTATCATGCATGGCAGGCTTCCCTCCAAGTTTCCAAGCGGGAAGGTAACCGTATGCATGCCTGAAAGTTTCAACTACCTCAAAGGTCAGGTTGCCTTTATCATCTTTGCCGTTTACAAATGCCTCAAAAATGCCTTGCTTGTCGATGTATTTAAAGGTCATTTTGTCGCTGTCCTTCCCGTTCCAAAGTAGGGCGTACTCGTTTGCCCTGTAACCCGCAACGTATTTTTCATCGTAAATTTTGGCAATTGGGGCAATCAGTTCCGACTGGTCAACAATATCGTATTCTTCGCCATCTTCGCCTGTAACCGTTTTCATGGGCATGTAGTCAGGGCAAACCACAAGCAATTGGTTGGGGTAGTTTATTTTCCGTTCCCGAACGATGTCGAAAAAGAACGCCTCAATAGAATAGTATTCGGGGTAAAGCCCGTAAAAATACTCCTTCTGTTCAGGGTTAGGCCATTCAATAGAATAGTTTTGACTGTTGGCAACCGCCTTGGTTCGGTTCAATGCCCGATTCCATTCGGTGTTTGTTGTCGGTTCGTAAAGCCCCTTTTGGTATTCCCATTCCTCGGCCTGTTGGTTCGGTGCTTTTGAACGCAGAATTTCGTAGGGGAACTGGTCGGCCTCGGCGTGAACTGCCACCGCATTATGTTCCCGAATAGTTTCGGCGTATATTTCGTTGAACTCGGGCAGGCCATCGTAGTAACTTTCCGTTTGGAATTTCTTATCGTACTTACTGGGCATGCCAACAACATTCCGTTTTTTGCGGATTGCCTTTGCGGCGTGGTCAATTAGGCTATAAATGTCTGCCATTTGTTGGGGCTGTTTTCACAAAAATACGCAAACTATTCTATGTGTTTCAACATTTCGTTTAGCGGCAACCGAATGACCGCATCGGTGCAATCGTGATGCCCCGCCAAAATTAGGCAATTACCCTTTTTGTCAATCTCCAAATGACTTGGGAAAGTTACCAAATCAAGCATCGGATTGAGCCAAGTATGGGGCGTTTCGGGTATGTCCTTATTGTTCACAAAGGTCGCTTTCCAAAGCGGTGTTCTGCTCCATCGCAAAGCCTTAAATGGCGGCTTGGCCTCCAACTCCATTAAACCTGCCCAGTATAAATTGATAGCGTTCACCTTCTGCCGCACGTGAAAGATGGTGTATAGTTTTCCGCCATACTTAACCAGTTGCGTGCCGCCCCTGATATGCCCCCGTTTCAAGGTAGGTGTTTCGGTTTTGTATTCGGCAATCGGTTCGCCAAGGTCGTACTCAACCACATGGCCCGGGGCATAAAGCACGTGAAGCCGCCCATCGTAAACAAACGGCGACCAGTTCTTTTCTCGGCCATCGTGGTCTTTTGGTTTACTTGCTGGGGGTTTCATCTGCCAACATTCGGCAGTATCAATATAACCAAAGTACATTTTATGTCCATCGTTAAACACCAACGCTGGCCGCCCATTGAATTCAAAACCCCGTGGGTCTTCGGCGTGCCCATTCTCGGTAACAAAGGGAACGATGCGTCCGTTTGTTGGCTTGCCCATGTTCCAATCCCAAACCGCTATTTTCCTATCCCTAAACCAAGGGAACTTATCTAACCGTGTAGCGTATAGGTTGCCAACCAATGTGCCGTTGAATGCGTTTGTAAAAGGTTTGATTGCCGCAGAATGGTAGGGGATAAGTTCAAGTTCGGGTTGCAGCTTTGCCTCAATCGCATCGAAATGAATCTTGCGAACATCGGGCTTTTCAATATTGCGTACTGGCTTGCTTACCGCAAACTTAGCTTTCATTAAATGGTGGGCCTTAGCCGCCGTTACGCTGCCATACATTTGCTTTTCAATATAGGCAACAACCCTATCGTAAAGGTCATAGGTTTTTCGTGCATCGGTGCTATATTGACCATAGCAGCCCACGAAGTAATGGTTGCGTTTTAGTTCGGCAAAGTCGGGTGTCTTGGCCTTGAATTGCACGGGTGCGATGCCAAGGTCAGGGTTTACGTTTGCTTGGCAAAGGGCCACGTTAAAAGCCAATTCATCGGGGAAGGAATGCCCCCAATGCTTCGTGGCTAAATGCTCTTTGTAGTTCGCCTTGGCATTCGCCCAAACCTCTGCGGCCTTGGGTGTATTTTTCCAGTACAGGATTGATGAATTGATTTCGGGCATCACTCCCGTTTCAGGCAGTTCAAATTCTTTGCGAACTTTGTCCAGCGTCAGCCAAAGGCAAGGCCATGAATCGTTAGTTAGGTCGGTTTGCGAAACCACTTGCGTAGCAAAATCAAAACCAAGGCAACGCTCCCATAGGGTGTTGAGTTCTTGTATAGCCACGCCATCGCAATCAAGGTACATCGTTTCATCAAATGGGGTGTATTTATCAAGGTGTAGTTTAAACTTACCCGGTGCAATCCGCCCTGTCGCATCGTTCAAATCTGCGGGGTCAATCTGCACAGCATGGGCAACGTGCTTGCGTTCCCGTTCGGGCAAAAGGTTAATATCCCCTACAATCGCAATCGGCATTTCAGGGCTAAAATGGGCAAGGGAATTGACCATGTTTTTCGCCCATTGGCCGTAGCTTGAATTGCCTGATAAAAAAAGTAGGTAACCTTTCATAAGTTGTTTGCTTTTCAAAGGTAATAACAAAAAACAAAAAGCCCCAAGGCTGGGGCTAATTGTTTGGGTTCTAAACGGAAACGAAATTTGTACCCTATCGGTAGTTGGATGCTTGGTTTCTAATGCAGCCGTACCCTATCGGGGGTTGGTTGGTTTGTGTGTTGGTTGGTGGCAAGTGCTACGTTTCTTCTCCGAAACAGCTTTCTGTTGCTCATTAACCTTTTTCATAAAGTCTGAATTTTCATCAGGCAGTTCCATATCTTGCTCATAGTATTGGTCAAGTATGTATAATTCTTCGTGACAATTTGTGCATCTTCCTGAATACACTTTGCATCCACAATCTTCGCAATAATTTGACATTTTGTTTTAGTTTAATTTTGTGTTAGCAAGCCGCATAGCACATATCGGCTTCGGGTTTTTTGAAAGAATTAACAAGCGTTTGCAAAGAATTGGCATCGGTAACAGGGATGCGTTGATAGATATGCCCATCTTCGGGGCGAATTACCAGTACCTCGCAAAGGCGGGTTGTTTGCTGCCAGTCCAGCATTAGCGTTGGGGCAAGCATCTTCGTGAAGATTGTGTACGGATAGCCGTGCATCATTTCAAACACACTATCGTGCCCGTCTTCGGCCGTAAAGCCAAGGGCCATAATGTCGCAGTAGTTAATTGGTTGTTGCATGGTGTTTTTGTTTCTGCAAACCTAAATAAAAAACTAACACGCAAATGTTAATAAGTGTTAAAACAAAAAGCCCCAACAAATGTCGGGGCTTTTCGATACCATGAAACCAAAAAACGCTTATTCAAATACGCCAACAGGGGCGTTGTATAGCACGGGGAATTCATTGGGTGCTGACTGCCAACCGAAGGTAACCATGTATTGCTGCACATCGTTTTCATCAGCCTTGGCTGGTTTTGCGATGCAACGTACTGGCTGCTCAACAACTCGGATTTCATCTTCCTCGTAGTAGAACCAAGCCAATTTGTACTTGCCAATGGTGTTCAGCGTTTCGTAGAACGTGTCGTTGCTGCTGTCCACGTTGGCATCCATTACCGAAAGGGTATGGTTGAACTTGGTTAGGATGTCAGGCGTGCCTCGGCGTGGGTTGGTAATGGTTACCTCTTCCGCTTCGGGATAGTTCGCCTTGATTTCCTTGATGATTGCTACATCGCCAGCGGCAATAGCGGCAGTCCACTCGGCAGCATCGGTGTAGTCCAAAAAGGTGTAGTCATTGTCAATAACGGCCACGGCAGATATGCCCGTTAACCGATTGATTTCGCAGACGTTTTCGCTGTAAACAGGCAAATTGTCAAAACAAGAATAGCTCATATTTGTAAAATTTAGTTTATCAAAGGTAGTAAGGGCGTTTTAAACCTTCGCCCATTTGTCGCTATAATCGTACATTTGTAGTTATGAACGTGGCACAACTTTCATTGGCCGAACTTTTTGACCTTAAATTTGCGGTGAATAGCGAACTGAATCGCCGCATTTCGCTGGCAGCCGATGACTTTCTTTGGTCGCTTTGTGCATACTACGGGGTTGATTACGCCGCATTTCGGGGTGCAACACGGCGGCAGTATTCCGACATTAAGCGAATTGCGTCTTATTATTTCGTGGCCATGAAAGGGTTGTCAAGCGGCGAAGCGGCAGAACTTATCGGCATCAATCGGGTAACGGTTGGGCAGCACGTTCAACGGGTTTTGTTTTTCAAAAAAAACGTGCCCGGTAAATGG